GTGTCATGGCGACGAAGAAGAGTAATTCGATTTTATTTTCCATTGGAGCGCCCGCTGATAAAGACAGCGTAAAAGATCACGATCCAACAGGCGGCGCCGAGTATGTAGACGATTAAGTCCATAGGATTTCCTTTCGGCTTTGGTGTTCACTGTCAAATGGAACGAATACCCCATGACTTGAGGGATATATATAACTTTCACTCTGAGTATCCCAAATTCCATCCCCCCCGGGGAATTCGTATATCCAGCCCCCAGGGACGCGGATCACGTGAAATCTTTTAAAATACAGCATATCATGCAAGCTCATCGAATAGATTTTACCTTGTTTTGCGATGTGTTTTGCCTTTTCGCACGCTTCAAAATCCCGGCGAAATTTGAGGAGATCTTCCCGGTATTCCTCGAAACCTTCGGTTTCCTCAATGTCCCAAATCGGATCCTTAGACCAAGACGCTTTGAGGTCTTCCACTTCGGTAATTGTCTTTTTCATTTCACGCCCCTTTCGATGTTTTAACAACATTCTCTTTAAAGTATTTCGGGTTTTCAAAGATTTCTTTATTGTCGTTTTCTATTTGTTTTCTAATCATTTTCACCTCTTCAATTAAATTATTAGTCGTTAATGTGTATGGGATATAAAACCCCCGCCACCCGTGTGCTGTTGCAACAAAATATCTCTCCCCGGTTTCGCTATCCATTATTTCCTGGATAGTGCAATGGGATAGCCATTTATGCCGCGCCAGTGTCATTTTTGCCACTTCACACCCCTTTCAGGTTAAGAGAAAAGACAGCCCGGAGGCCGTCAATCTTCAGACATCCTGCAAACTTCTTCCAGGACGAACCAAGCCAGGGCGTTTCTTACTAAATAGGCATTCCCATGAATCGCTTTAGAAATTTCAAATTTTGAAGTTCATGTTTAAAGTCGCGATAACGCATTTTGAATTTCCTCATTTTAAAAGGTTATGTTTATCAAATGAATAAAACCCCGATTCGGATACTATTACATGGTCTAGTACTTGAATTCCGAGTATGTCCCCAGCCTGTTTTAATCGGTTTGTAACGTTACAATCCTCAATAGTCGGTTTCAATGTTCCGCTCGGGTGGTTATGTGCAAGAATCAAGGATGCAATCCCCTTCATTACAGCCAACCGGAAAATCTCACGGGGATGAACAATTGACGCAGTTAAGGTCCCCAGAGAAACCAATTCAACGTATTTAATCCCTAGGGACGCGGAGCAGCCGAAAACAAAAAAATGTTCTTTATCTCGGTCGACCTCATTTTCAGCCGATAAGATAGATCGGACAACAGCCGCCACGCTTTCGGGTGTACGAACGGCAGGAACGGAAAGATTTTCGTAAATCATATGGAGCCTCTTTTCTGTTAGTTGTAATAATCCCCGGCGCACTCATCACAACAAAAAACCTGTCCTTTAAACTCCGGGATAAACTCAACCCCGCACCACTTGCAATCTGAGGAATAATCCCCCCAAGATACAGGACACCCGGTTTCATGGCATCAAATGCCGTTTACGGTAATTTCTTGGCACTGAGAAAACATAACACATTCCTTTCATTTTCTCATCATTTTCTCATTGGCAATACAGACGGATTCTCCGCTCTTTGTGGCGATAAAATTGTACTTTTCACTTCCTTCTAAATGCCAGTTATTGACATCAATTACTTCAAGTAAATGTTTTTTAGATGTGAGATATTTTACAGAATCAAGGACGGCATTTACAAACTTTCTCCATTTTGACAGCATGACAGCGTCCCATGACTTGAAGTCCGGAAGATCATGAACGACGGCCCACCCGCCCGAACGGCCTTCTTGATAAACTTTCCCCATCTGTAGAATATAATCTGTTAATTCTTGAAGGCTATTCCAAAAATCATCACAGGCGGATTCAAACGCATATTCAAGGGCTTTTTCGGCGCTTTCTTCTGAGCAGTTGAATCGTTCCATAATATCATCGGTGGAACACAGCAAATGATGAACCTTGACGTTTACAGCGGGATTCCCCGGACGGTATCCGTCAGAATGAAAATCAACATCCATTTTTGAGTACATGGCACACCCCTTTCATTTAAAACAAGTTGATTTTGCCCGATTTTATCGCTTCTGCTATATCTTCAGGTGCCGGACGCCCGTGAATGTATCCAGTGTGTTTGGTATCTTTATGGAAAGTGTCCCATTGTGATTTATTGGCAATGCATATCATTCAACAACAATCATATCGAGTAGTCCCATTATCAGTAATGCGGTAGACAGCCGCTTTATATATATCCCTATACATTCCACCGCCCCGAGTACACAAAGCAAAAAACTTCTTTCCTGCAAACTGCTTGAGATATTTTATTGATTCTTTCCGATCCATAATACACCACCTTTTTAATTAAGAACACGATTTGACACGCCGAACAAGCGAAAAATCAACCCTATGTAGGGCATCAAAACAGCGGACCAGATACACAATATTTTGTCGATGTAAAGACACGCCTTGCAGCGTTCCGGTACGTAGGGATCCGCCCGGTTCGTAGAAATCAAGACGGGATCCGATCAGCGGAGCAATCTCCGCCCGGTATTTCTTTAAAAGTGTTCGTGGAATCATGAGATTGCCCCTTCCTATATTAGATAATCAGTAATACGATAATCGGGGCGGGTGTACTCATTGTGCGACAGGTAATAGACCCTGTTATTAAGCTCATCAATTTTTGCCCGCGCTTCTGCGTGGGATCCGACCCAAGGTTGGTTATCGTCATCCATGTATCTGCTATGGTTTTCTACTGGCCCGTAAAAATGACGCGTAACGGTTATTTGATAGGTTTTCATGGCGTCAACCCCTTTATTGATAGTATTTGTTTGCCTGATCATCGTTGTGGTCATTTCGTACCACCTGTTATTGCCCTTGCTTGCGCTTCCATTTCCTCGGCCTTTGCGATCATTTTATCGTGCCGTCTATCTTGCTCCGCACGATTAAGCAGCCCATCGGCATCATATAATAACGCTCCCACGGCCTTATATCTTAATTCAGCGGCCCGCCGCATCAAGCTAGTTGCTTTTTCGGCTTGCGCCGCTTCGGGGTACTTTTCCCGCCAGGCCGCCAACCGCTGTTTTGCTCTCGATCGTAATTGCATCGGGAGTATAACATTATTTTCGCTGTCCGAGCGCTCAATCCGATCAGCCTCGGCATATAGCGCATCGATCTCCCGTCGCTCCCGATACTCCGGCAGATTGGCGATCCTATCACATTCTTCCTTATAGGCCGCCTCAAGTTTCCTTGCCTCCCGGTAAACAATCTCAGCAACTTCAGCGGGAACAGATATCTCGCTTTTTCTGATGCGCATAAGCGTCTTATATTTGGCTGGATCAAGACCTTCTGCTCGAAGCTTCGTGCACATAGATGTTTGCGGAGTTACACAGATTAATTGATTCATCGGGATCGTTTGCGTTGACCCCCTAGATTTGATGGTTACAAATCTAGGCTGCCATTCGATAACCCTTTTTTCGTCCTCGTAAATCACCTTTTTTTTCATGGCGTTACTCCTTTCTATTTTGGTTTAGTCAATACTCAATGGGAGATCGTTATTAATAGCCCGACAAACAGCATGCCAGGAATACGGCGCTTCAGGTGATCCACGCTTTTTTTGCGCAAACAATAGCATAATCCAGCTGACGCCCTACAATCCGCCCCGGAATGATTTGTCCATGATATTTAACCGAGATTCCGGGCAAATACCTTTTGATTTCTTCAATTGTGTAGTGTTTCATGATTTATCCCCTCATTTTTTGTGATTGCCTACAACACACACAAGCAATCCCCGTGCCACGTTTTTTGAGGCCAATCCAACCACCCAAAAACCGCAAAAAGTGTATCACAGCGGACAGCAAAATACGGGAAATGTAGGAAATTGGAAGCAAAGTGGATGTAATAAAATTTGAGTAAGTTCACAATTAAACATAATATGGTACTCTTAAAAAAAATGTATCAACCTGATACACTTTCTCAACTTGGGACAATTTTCGGCGGTTTTTTTCCGGGGTTTAGCCTCGGAATTTCTGGCATGGTTTTTGTTGCTCTCTATTGCAGGCAACCAAAAATCAAGGAGAAAACCATGAAAACCACAAAAATCAGTCTAAGGGCATCTTGGATCCTGGCCAATCGTGATGCAATTGACGCGGCCAGAAAAGCAACAAATAGCCACGCCGACTGTCGCGGCTATTGCCGCAATGGCCGTACCTGTAAGACCCAATCCGGCAGTGGTTGGGGACATTGGGCGGCCGCATTTGATAGGGCCGGTGTACGTTGCGACCGGATGAATTACTGGTCGGGGTATAACTCGACCCCCTCGACCAGTATCAACAGGGGCATTGCTAAGTTCGTCAAGGAAAATGCCCCAGATTCTATCCTATAGGTAGGGAGGATGTCATGGATAAGCTATGTGGAGAGCAAGAGCAGGGGGCGGACAACCGGGACGAGGCTTGTCCCGAGCGTATGCAGGGCAACAGCGATGGCCCGCCGGAGCCGATCCGACGGGAAAAAGAAGTGATCGGCTCGTACACGATAGAGCCGATTGGGACGGATTGTATGGGCCGAGTAGTGGCCCGCTTGTCCGTTGCGCTAACGGCGGACAAGGACGGCCACATTGATCCGGCCATTCAGGCCACTGTGTGCCCCGCTAAGGGGCTAAGCGGGCATGTATCATATCAATGGGGACGCGAGCAAGGCACATCGCGCATACTGGATGATGACATTTATGGTGATTCTTGGGACCAAGCATACGATATTGCCAGGTCCCGAGTAACCAGGTATGTCGAGTTCCTCTGGTGTCGGCGCGAGATGGAGCGCGATGCGCCCGCTCCGGAGACGGCGGACTTGATCGTATAACCGCCATCAAGGCCGCCACGTGCGGCCTTTTTTGTTGCCCGTATTTGCCACCTGAGAGCATCCAGGATCGCCGCAACCTATCAAGGCATACATCGATACCCCCAACCAGCACAATGCGCCAGAGACGCTATAAGCAGGCATCCAGAGACATACCCACTAGGCCGCCAGAGAGACAGGCGGAGGCCGTCAACCGGCCTGGATGTCAGCCGTCCGCCAAAGTGGGATGCGAGAGAGACGGATGCGACGGAGCCTCCGGAGGCCCCCCCACCCATACCCGGGATTTGGGATAGGGTCCCATATAATCGATATTATCCTTGACTTTAATTTTTTTTTTTCTTATGTTCCCTTTGTACTTTATAGTAATATTCTTATGGTATAGAGTTTGCTATATGAAATCGGCTTTATATATATTCCCCGGAAATTTTTTTTGGAGATAATATGTGTCCTTTTTTCAAATTACCGTTTGACACGCCGGAGGGTATGAAGGCGAAGATAGACGAGTATTTTGAGATAGGCGGCAAGGAGTTGGAGGTTGAAGCGGGTAAGGGTCCGAACAAGTATATTGCGACGATCAAGGTTCATACTCTTACCGGGATGATTCATTATTTGGGATTTCCTTTTAAGGCGCGGTTTTATGACATGTCGAAGAAGGGTGAGGAATGGGATGAGGTTGTGAAGTACGGCAGTTCGAGGGCTGAGCAGGTATATGAGGAGAAACTTCACACTGCGTTTTCGACGGGCGCTATTTTTTCATTGAAGAACATGGGTTGGAGCGATCGTCAGGAGATTACGGGTCCGGAGGGTGGTGCGATTGCGATAGAGATTTTCGAGAAATCTATTTCGAAGGTTTATGGGAAGGATCAGAAGGAGTCTAATGGAGCCCAAAAGAAATCCGATTGACGAGTATGTGATGGACGCACATGCGGCTGGGATAAGTCGCGAGCAGTTGACGCGATTCTGTCGGGCTGGGTATGTGTCCATTAAGCCGTTTTTGTCGTTTCACGCCACGGCGCGGCAGCTTGACAATCGTATCGGGGTGGATGAGATTTTGCTTGACGGCACCCGGGGGAGCGCGAAGTCTCATGCGATTATCGCTCAGGTGGGGTTGGATGATTCGCAGAAATATCCCGGTTTGAAGACGTTATTTTTGAGGAAAACGCAGAAAGCTGCTTCCGAGAGTTTTGACGATCTGGTGGGGAGGGTTTTAAAGAATGTCAAGCACGTTCACAATACTGAGAAGGTGAGATTTCCCAATAAATCGAGAATTACCATCGGTGGTTTTGACGACGACAGAGACATCGAGAAATACATCGGTATCGAGTATGATTGCATAGTTATTGAGGAAGCTACCCAGATCAAGGGAGACAACCACCAGAGACTGAAGGGTTCTTTGAGGTCTTCCAGACCCGGGTGGGTGCCTAGAATGTATCTATCTACAAACCCCGGTGGAATAGGGCATGTATACATCAAGGAACGATTTATATCCAATCCGCAGAAGAACACCCGAAGATTTTTTTCTACCTACAAAGACAATCCGTTTATTAATCCCGAATATAAGACTTATCTTGAGACTTTAACAGGCGATCTCGCAAAAGCATGGAGAGATGGGGATTGGGATATTTTTGCCGGTCAGTTTTTCTCAAGATTCAGAAATCATATTCATGTTATCAATCCTCTGAGCTTCATTCCTCCCACATGGGAGAGATTCGCAGGGATAGACTATGGCACAGCCAATCCATTTTGCTGTCTGTTTGGAGTGGTGGACTACGATTCAAATGTCTACATTTACAGGGAGCTTTATAGGGATGGGCTCACAGCCAAAGATCAGGCGCAATGGATATCGGAGGCGAGAAAAGAAGAGAGGATTTCAAGGTATCTTGCAGACCCATCCATGTGGGCGAAAACTCAGGCGGGTGCGGCGCACATGATGAAAAGCATCGCCAACATCTATCATGAAAACGGCGTTCCCATCATGAAGGCCAATAACGACAGAATCCATGGCGCCAACGTCGTGAGGCAATATTTAGACTGGGAAGGCGAAGAGAATGACGTAAAGAAAAAGCCAAAACTTTTTATCTGCAACACATGCTCGAATCTGATAAGAACGCTCCCCTCATTGATTCATGATGAAAAAAAGCCTGAAGACGTCGATACTGACGGTGAAGACCATGCTTATGATGCGTTGAGGTATATGCTCGTCCATACCTTCGAATCTCATCCACCCAGGGGAATGCGTGAATACTCTGACTTCGGATATGACGATCATGGATTTCTGAAGAAAGTATTCAAAAAATCTCCGGTTCTTTCAAGGCCAAGGAGTGCGAGGTTCGTATGACAAAACAGGAAGAATTGAAGCTCGTAGAGAGAATATCCAAAGTCATAGCGAACGAATGGCCCAACTTCTCCGAGAAATGGGAGCGGCAGAAGATGGGATATAAATATATCGGGTCTGAACAGTATACCAAAGAACAGATCGAATATTACGAATTTCAACAGAGACCCACACACGTATTTAACGCGGTATTTGAAAAGTTCAACCACGTCCTGGGTGAACACTTTCTGACCGACCAGAAACAAAGAGTAGTCAGAAAAGCGGGGGGTGACCCCCAAACAGCGCATATTCTTGAAGATATTCTCGATCACTACCATACTTTGAATAATTACAGGATGGAACTCGGAAAGACTGTGCTCGCGGGATGGATCGATACGGGATTTATCTATCCGAGATTCTCAAATGAAATTCAGATCGATGGCAGTCCTGTTTATAAAAACGAAGACGAATTTCTGATTCTTTATGATTCAAGATCAAGAGATTACTTTCTGGATGACGCAAAATATATCATCAGATTCAGGTATATGACTACGGACGATATTATCGAATTATGGCCGGACAAAAAGAGTAAACTGAAAGAGGTCTTAAGAGATGTCGAAGAATCTTCCTTTACGTGGACGACCGATTGGATGGGAGAGAATCATACCAATCCGTACTTCCATAATATTTTGAATGGGAAGTATTTGGTCGCGGAATTCCATGAAATGCCCTTTGAAGTGGCTGAAGTCGTTTTAGACCCTGTGACCCAGGAAGCTCATGTACTCGACGTAAAAGACCCGAAAAGAAGGGATCTTATCATCAGAGGGGCCAGGATTTCAGGAAAGAAGATTATCGAAAGACGGGAAAAAATCAAGAAAATTACGACCATTATTCCGGGGTTGAATTTCTTTCTTGATCAGAAAGAAGCCGACGTTCAGGATGGTACTTACGATATTATTCCATATTCCCCATATCCATTTGCTTCCAGGACGATCGATAACTTTGGTATGATGAAAATCATCGCTCATCCGCAGGACTTTCTGAATGATATGAGCAATAGATTTTTGGAGATGATGAACAAATCCGCAAATGTGGGAGTGGAATACGTACCCGCAGCTTATGAGAATTCAGACGACATCGAATCCGCGGGAAACAGACCGGGGCTTATTTGGAAGAAAAAAGAACAATACGTAGGCCAGAAGACCAGAGAAAATATAGATCCTCCGAGAATACCCGCGGAGCCTTTGCAGATGATTCAAGAGGCGAAATACTTCGTTCAGCTTGTCTCAACCACGGATGAACTAGTGGGAAGACAGAAAGAAGCAGGTGCACCGGCTTCACTGTACGCCCAGAAGGTCGCACAGGGAAATATCAGATTCGCGGTTCCAAGCCATTTTCTGAATATGGTAAAGACCAGACTGAATAATAAGCTCATCAGAATCTGCCAGTCGCAACTGAACTCAGAAAGGCTCTTTCTCATTCAGGATAAATCGGGCAACGAAAGACAGATCATGATAAACATCCAGATGGGCAATGAAATACTGAATAATATTCAGGTTGGAGAATATGAAGTCATAATCGATAACACTGCCATGAACCCATTGGCAAGATCTATCCGGCATCAGGAAAAGATGTTGTTCCTCCAGAATGTCCTCATGCCGCTTCTCGGCCCGCAGGCTGCCTTCGCAGTCGATTGGGAGGACCTGCTCATGAACTCCGATCTCGGAGACATGAAGACCTGGGCTGAGAAAATTAACATGGTTTTACAGCAGATGGGCGCTCAGGGAGAACAGCAGCAAGCCCTTGATACCATCAATCAAATAACAGACGCAGCTTCCGGTCTAATGGACGGAAGAATGCCGCACAATCCTCAAAAGGCCCCCGGTGCCTAACCGGAGAAAGGTAAGACAATGGATATTCCCGATGGAATCGGAGAAGAGGAACTCAATGAGGCCCTCAAAAGCAATGAAGACGAAGTCGAACCGGAAGTAACCGAAGAACCCGAGAAAAAAGCAGAACCCGAAGGAGAACCTGAAGGAGAACCTGAAGGAGAACCTGAAAAGGAAGAATCCGAAGAAGGTACGGAGAAAAAAGAGCCCGAGAAAGAAGAGACGGAAGAAAAAGAAGAATCATCTCCGTTCGTTCAACTCAGGAAGAAGTACAAAGAGAAAGACAAAGCCCTTCGGGAACAGAAAAGGCTTCTCAGGGAAAAAGAAGAAGCGCTCGCAAAGTCTGAAATCGAAAAACTCAAGGCAATGGCCGAGGCGAACAAACCTCTTACCGATGATCAGCTCGACATGCTCTATGCCGACGATCGGGAGGGATACTCTGAGTACATACTCAGACAGGAAAGACTCAAAAATATCCCCGATCAGATCAAGGAAAAAGAGGAGTATATTCAAAGCCTCTCGGCTAATGAACAATACGAGGAAGCGCTTTTCAACTACACCCGGTTTGCCGCGCACATCGCGGGCATTGAAATCGACGAAATGCCGGATCAGCTTACGCCGGAACTCGATGCGGCGTTCAAGTCCGAGGAATACCGGAAAGTGGCCGAATTCATCGACGAGAGATACACAAAAAAGGGTATCACGCCCGACTATGAGGCTATCATGGCTGCACATCACTACGTGAACCGCGATAAACTCAACGTCGAGGAAAGGAAGAAGGCCGCTGAAACATTCACACAAAACGTCAACAGGGCACAAAAATCAGGCTCCAAACTCGATCGTGTGCAAGGGGATCGGGACGATGCGAAGATTGTCGATTATTCCAAAGTCACACCGGAAGACGTTGAGAAGATGAGCGATCTCGAACTCCAGAAGTACATGAAATGGGTTGAGGAGCAGGAAGGATAAACCATGCCGAATAAAGTATGGACGGTCGATTTTTCCGCCAACTACCCCGTGGTCAAAGCGCAGGGTGTGAACACGCAATTCCGCGCCCTCGACCACCTCTTGTGGGGTCGCTGGGAGAAATTCACGACCAAAGACAAAAAGGCGGTCACACCTTCGGGCTCCGTAAAGGCCGAAGGCGTCACCAACTCCCCGATCGTGGTTCACAGGGAACTCGGAAGGCAACCCGGGCACAAGCTCGAAATCCCGATGTTTCGCGATCTGAAGGAAATCTCCAAACATGGATCTCAGATTCTTTCCGGAACCGGCGAGAAGAGGAAGATCAACTTCGCGCACGTTTACATCAACACCATTCGTGCGGCCGAGGAAGTGAAGGAAGGATCCCTGAATGAACACATCCTGCAGAAGTACGGCATCCCCGGTTCGGCGCGGCAGGCGCTGGCAAGGCAATACGCCCGGCAACTCAACTTCCTGGAAATCCCATATGCGATGTACATGGGACTTAACTATTCAGTGATGCTTGACGCCGAAATCTCCGCCAACGACGCCAACATCGCCGTGACTTCCCATCCCAATTTCTACGTCGTGGGACAGGGCAAGATCGACACGGGGTATGCGGGAACCTCCACCCGGGAGCAGGCTATCGCAACCGCGATCGATGCGCTTGGCCCTGGAAACAACATCAGCGGAGGTTTCCTGAAAGCGCTGAATACCGACGATCAGATGCGCAGAATTCCTTACCTCTATACCAAGCTAGGCCAGCCCTTCCGGGTGCTCATTCTCGACAAGTACGGAATGGCCGCGCTCAGGAATGACTCGGACGTGAAAGCGCTTCACAACAATCTGTTCGTCCAGAATGTCGCGAAAGAGAATCCCATGCTCACGGGTATGGAACTCTTCTACGAAGGCTGGGCCATCTTCGACGGTGGAAACTCCATCTATCCGCTCGACACGGCAGACGGACTTCCCGTTTACGGCCCAGTTTCCACGCGGCATCAATTCAACGATCTCGATGACTTCAACGACGTCTCCACCTTCACTAAATGGGGCGCCATCGTTCTGGGTGACAACGCCCTCATGAAGGCGACCGGATGGGATATGAAGTACACCGGCGAAGTCAGGGATCACGGCGAGATCGAAGAGGTGGGCTACAACATCGGCTTGGGGTATGCACGCCCCGATTACCGTAACCGTGACGATGGAAATACGGGTCAGTTTACGTTCAACGACACTTCCGCCATCGTCGCTTATTACGCAACCAAACCGAATCTATAAGAAGGAAGACATGAAGAAAATTCTCATTCTTTCGCTCTGTCTCCTCGCTGTCTATGTGTTCGGCGCGGCTGACGGAACAACGAAAAACACCACCACGCAAGTCACGGTTGGGCCGAAAGGCGCTGACTATTAAGGAGGCATCATGGCTTACACAGTCAAACCGCTTGTCATTGGCAATCGGCGAGTGGAAAAAGAACACGGCACGGGAAGCGGCACGCTTTTTGTCCTTCCCATCTACTCCGGCCAGGGAGAAATAGCCGTTGATATCGTTTTCATCGTTTCTGAGGAAACGCCGAGTACGACCGACACTTACGGGATCGGTTCGCTCTGGAACGACATCACAAACGGGAAGCTCTACATCAAAACCGGAGCGACAACCTGGACGGTGGTAGGTGCCCAGTCGTAATCCCCCTAAGGCAGCTCCTCCCCGTCTTCGGGTGGGGGGGAGCATATTTAAGGAGGTTTTATGAAGATCAAGCTGAAGGACAAATTCTCTTCGCTCACCAATGGGGTGTGGGTGGGATACACCGATAAAGGGAGCGACGTCAGGGTGGTACAACTTTTTCCGGGGTTGGTTGTTGAGGTTGACGACGAAGAAGGAAAAAGGGTTCTGGAAGTCAATCCGGCTGTCGAAGAGGTCGAAAACAAACCCCATATCGAGGTTCCGAGCCATGAGCAGGCCAATGACACGATTCCTGTCGTAAAAAAACCCAGAAAGCCTAGGAAGCCCAGGAAAAAGAAGGGGTGAATTATGATCACCTATCAGGAACTTACCGAGGGCGTAGCGCTGAACATCAAGATTGATTACAACGAAACAGACCTTGCGCGGTTCAATGTTGTGAGAAATCTGAACCTTGCGGTTCTGAATCTCATCAACAAACTTCCGAGTATTCACCTGAGCGAGGTCATCAGGACTTCCCAGGCAAGCATTGTAAGTGGAACGCAGTCGTACCAGTGGCCGGTTGATTTCTTGAGGTTTGTGAAATTATGGGTGAGATGGGCCATCGAGGATGAATATATTCCAGCAGACCTGAAGAGTTCCACAGAGGCGGAGAACATCTATTCGCTTTTTTCTCAGGCGACAGAAGAATATCCGTTAGTTCAGATCGATGCAGAAAGAGGGTTCACAATTTTTCCAATTCCGCATGAAAATGTGGTCAATGGTATTCGTCTCAGGTACGTTTTTCTTCCTCCGGAAATTACAGATACACAGGATTGCATTCTCGATGAAAAATGGAAAAGCCTCATTCTCTACGACGCATCGGCAATGTCTGCAGCAGTAGAGGGAAGGAAAATTGAATTGTCCAATTATTGGCTCGGTCTCTACGAAAGAGAACTGAATAAACTTATGCCGAAGGTGGCGATATGAACACATGGGATATTATCAGTCAATTCGGAAAACTTCAGCTTAATATTCCGGAACTGATGAATTATATCAACATGGGATACGGCTTTGTCGGGAGTACGCTTTATCCTTTGTTCCAAAGCGACCTCACCATTGAGATCAGAAAAAAGCTCAGCGATGGGGATACGCTTTGGGTTCCCCATGATCTGAAGACCATCCTCGAAATTCGGAGAGAAACGGAAAACGGGTCCGCGGAATACAGACCATGTACCCCGGTAGACCCTTCCATGAAGAGCCGGATCGGCAATGACCCAAAATATCCAATCACCGAAAGGGCTCCGTACTATATTCACGAAGGAAAAAAACTTCTCATCTATCCAGATTTCCCCGTGGCAGAGACAGAGGGAGATGGGGTGTGGGTCCTGATCGAGTACCAGAGAAGGCTCGCGGAACTCGTATTCGGGACTTCCAAAATCGGGGGATCCGATACCGACAAATTGATTCTCGACACTTTTGCATCAAATAGGGACGACATTTACAACGACCACGATCTCGCTATCTATCACAACGATGGCAGATGGCGGCTTTATGACGTTCTCACGATCACGGATTACGACGGCTCGACAAAAGAATGTACTTTCGATGACGTCGCGGAAGACCTGTTCAAATCAGGAACGACGTACCGATATGCGCTCTATCCCTACATCCCGAATGAGTACCATTCTCTGATCGTGGACGCGGCAAGAATAGAACTCGCAAAGGCCGGTCTGATCGAAGCTCCGGGGATAGCCGAGTCGTTGTCGCAGAAGTTCGAAATTGCCTTGAAAATGGGGGGAAGATGAACATAGTCAAAAACATAATTTTCGACGTAACGGATCGGATTGGAGACAAATTCAATCCTGGCGCCGTGGTCAGGGCGATGAACAGGGTCTATCAGAGCCTGAACAGGGAATATCTCTGCCTTGAGAAATCCTTCACCATCCCCGAAAATACTTTCAGCGATGAGGTAAAAAGTTTTGATATCCCATCGGATTTTATCAAGGAAATTCACGTCCTTCCGTCGGGATCAACTATGGGTCCGTATGTTTATATTCCCAAGGAACAGTGGGCCGCATACAGGATGAAGAACCTGAGAGTTTACACAAAACTCGCCGGAGCGTTCCACTTCGGGAATGTAAACTCAGAATCCGTTATCGATATTTCGTACTACTCTTTCGGGTTGGAACTTGTCGAAAAAGAGGACGATGACTTTGAGGCGACGCAGACAAACACCCCCGAATGGGATAGAGACTTTTGGGCGCTTCTTCTTTATGAGACCTGCTTCGAACTTGTACCTGAGTACCCCATGATTCAAAGAGATATGAACAGTGCAATCAGGTTGAGGTCTGAACTTGGAAGGCACAATAAAAACCAGAGAAGCAATAGTCCTGCGATCATGGGCGGGCCGGGTATTCCTCCACAGAGAATCGACCCCGACAGGGTTGATGGGCTTTGGGTGATGCGAAGATGATCAATCGAATCGACATAGAACCGGGCGGAATGCTTTCCGATGTTGTCCCGAATAAATTGGGAAAGATGCGCCATCAGTTGGTTCAGAACCTGAGAATGACAAAGGAAGGTCTCTGGGAGACCGTGAAGGGCTATAAGAAAATTTTTGAGATTGCCGGGTTCACTCAGGTCAGCAAAAAGATCAGTCTTTCCGGTGGACGGATTCTCGGAGATGATAAGGGCAGAACCATTATCACCGGTGGGGCTGGCGGTTCTTCCGGGATCCGAGCGGCTATTGAAATTACCGAGGATGAAAGTGGCGATCGATTCGTTCTTTATCAGGATGGATGGGGCTCGGGCTGTCTGAAGAGACTGAACTGGAATAATGGATATGAAGGCCAGACCCCGGAGACCCTTGCTCTGCCGAGCGGTGTGACTATTGGAGATACTACACTCAGATTCTTCTACTTCCGTGGTGTAGTGAGAATTGCAGGCGGGTCTGAGCCGATGTGGTATGGGTACGTGAAGAATGCTATGCCAAATACAAGGGAATTAATAGCGGACACACTGGAGCCGACATATTCCGT